GTTTCTTCTCCTTTGGGGATGCCATGCTGATAGAATAACACCGTTTTCTGACATTTGTAAGATAGAAAAGTATAGAAAAAGACAGGTGATTTAAAACCTGTCTTTTTTGTTCCCGACATTTATGTCGGGAACAAATCTTTGTGAACAAACCTGTGGGTAAGTCCATTCTTGAATACAATACATACCACTTTACTGTCAGCAATATAGATGGAGTCCAGTATCGTTGTCATGTACGTGCGCAGGATTTCCGGAGACACATTGACTGCAAGGGTTTTGTAATGGATATATTTCTTGTCTTTCAATTCTTTCTGAATGAGTAGGTGGCTTGCCTGCTTAATAAATTCTTCATCGGATAATACCGCTTCTGAATTTTTAGTGATCATTCCCAATTGAGAATTGATATCGTCCAGACGCTTGGTGATATCCAGTTTCCGAAGAAGGAAATCCTTTTCGGTGATAGTATTATCTGAGTATAAATATAAATCCTGCAATCTTTGAAGAGCACGTTCCTGTTTTGCTTTTTCCTTTCGAAGTGTCTCAATCTCCGGATCCACGGTAGCACGTTTTTTGCGTGGACGCTTTATGGTGAAAATATAAGAGTTATCTGAGCCATAATGTGAAAGAAGATTGAAGAAATCATTAAGCCCGTCCTGCTCAATATGAGAAACGGAAGAAAATGTACTGCCATGTAAAAGAACTGTCTGTAGTTCTTCAGGCGTGTTGATTTTTGAAAAAGTTTTCTTTGCGTTTAGCATATTGAGAATGTAGTTTATTGCAAATTCTCCGATGATAATATCATTTACGATTGGATTATCGCACTCGTGTGAACGTCGATGCTTGGGGCAGGTATAATTGGAAGTGCGGTATCCGTCCGCATGAAGTCTTCCTGGGGTAGAAACTAATTTGTGGCCGCATTTTCCGCAAAAGGCTATTCCGGAAAATACATGCACGGTGTCAGTACTGTGTTTTTGACCAACAACATTTATGTGCCGTGCATTATCACTGCGTATAGCAGCCATTCTTTCGTGCTCTTCCAAAGTGAAGATGGCAGGATGATGTTCTGAAATCATAACCCATTCATCTTCTGGATTGACGGTTCTGTTTTCGGTGCCCTTATAACGGTTATATCTATATATGCCGGCATAAAAGGGGCTTGATGCGATTATCCATACAGCGGTGGGTGTCCAATCTGCGCCTGCACGTGTTTTGTATCCCATGCTGTTAAGAAGCCTTGCTGTCCGCACCAAAGACTTGTTTGAGATGTAATCATCTTTCAAGATACGGCAGACTTGCGCTTCATCTTCCCGAATGGTAAAAAGCATCGTTTCTGAGTCATAGTTGTATCCGTAAGGGATGCGCCCGCCGTTCCATTGCCCGTTATTTGCCCTGGCAATCATGGTGGCAGTGACGCGCTCAGAAGTGAGATTTCTTTCCAGTTCCGCAAAAACGAGGATGATTTTGAGCATTGCGCCACCCATGGCGCTGGAAGTATCGAATTGTTCGTTTTTACTAACGAAAGTAACTTTGAGTTCTTGGAGCTCTTCATACATTTCTGCAAAGTCCAGAAGGTTTCTGGATATTCTGTCAATTTTCCAAACTAACACATGAGAAAATTCGCCATTGCGGATCCGACGCATCATTTCCTGAAAAGCTGGACGGTCTGTGTTTTTACCGGAATATCCAGCGTCTTCAAATATTTCATAGTTTTCTGTTCCGAGAATGAGACTACAGTATGCTACGAGGTCTTTTTTCTGCATAGGAATAGAGTCTTTATCTACCTGATATAAAGTTGAAACGCGGACATAAATGGCAACCTTGGTTTGCCTGGAAGCGTTATCTGCTGTTTTGGTAGTCTTTTTTCTTGCCATAATAATTTTCCTCACACACAAAAAGAAAGCCCCTGCACGGGGCTGTAATTAAAAAATTTGATGCACATATTTATTGAGTGCCGACCAAACGATTTTTCTGTCGTCTACAGTAGCGAGTTGGTAGCATGCAAGAAGTCGTTGAAGTTCCAGCACAAATGCATCGTGTTTCGGGATTGCCGGGTCTTGCGGTATGATAGTGATTTTGTCCGACATGAAAAGCCCTCCTATTCTTTTTTATAATCACGGTAATATTGAAAATATTCATATGTGATTATGCGTTCTTCTTATCTGCGTGCTTATCTGGAAGCACCATATGTGTACGCAGGAAATCTTTGCACATTTTCTGCCTATCTTCCGGGATATGTTTTATAATCTCTACCCATTCCAAATCTACTTGGTCGGCATCTTTCTCGGTACCATAAAGAAGAAGATCTGTTGAAACGCCGAGATATTCAGCCATTTCCATAATGATATCCACACGCGGATATTTTCCGATTTTCCAGTTCCCAGTATTGCCGGTTGCTCGTCCTATAGCAGCAAGAACCGCTGAAATGCTAGTTCCTTTTTGTTCACAAACCTTTTTGATATTGTCGTAAAACATGATAATACCTCCGTAAAACTCATTAAAATGAGATGCAAACTTTAAAAATTACAAAATAATGAAATTTGGGTATTGACCTACTCATTAAAATGAGTTATATTGCAAATGTAAGATGATTTTAATGAGTGATTTAAAGTTGAAAATAAAGTTCAAAACCATCTTTATTTTAAAGCAAAATCACTGACTTGTAAAGAAAGGAGCAGAAAATATGGCAGGAAAATTGCCTCCGTGGTGTAAACGAGCAAAGATTGCGAAAATACAGCAGGATATGTCCGTTAATGATATTTCCGATGCTTTGGGATATAGCAGACAGCATGTTACGGCGGTGTTGAATGGCAAAGTCATAAGCCCACCGGCTCGAAAAAGAATCAGTGATTTTCTGAATATATCCGACTCAGACGAGGAGGAATGATGCTGATTACATTATAGGTCGATGGAGGGGAAAAGAACATGGAATGTGACTGCATGAAAGGTGAGAAAAATATTTATCTTGCCTGTAGAAAAAAGGCGTCAGAATACAACGATAAGCTGAATAGCCGTGAGATGGCTGCTGAATTGCTCGGAGTTTCCGTTTCAACTCTTGCCAATTATGAGTTGGGGATAACAAAGAATGTGCCACCAGAAAGCGTAGTTATGATGAGTGACTTGTACCGGGCACCGGAACTTCGGAATCATTATTGCAAACACGAATGTCCGATAGGAAAGAATTTTCCTATGGCAGTAAAGGAAAGCGGATTACAGGGGATTACAGTTAAAATCCTGAACAGCCTGGATGATGAAGAAATCAAAGGTATGAAAAAACGTTTATTATCCATTGCTGCTGATGGAGAAATTACACCGGATGAACAGATGGAGTTCGATGGAATAGTAAAAACCCTGGAAACATTGGAACGTGCAATATCAGAACTTAGGATATTGGCGGAAAAGTATCAGAAGTAAAAAAGAGGGCGGAAGATATGGAGCTGAAAGAAAGATTGCAGAAGATATTAAAAACAAAATATGGGATAGAGGACAATGCGGATCTTTTGAAGGCTCTTGATGAGATGGAAGGAATAGACCTTGGCATCTTTGTAAATCCGCATAGGGAGGAAGAAAAAAGTGCATAAGGGGATAAAAAGAAAAATGAAAGTATTTGCTGTAGATGCGGCAATGATATTTTTAGCAGCACAGCTTACAACGGTACTGAATGAAGGGAAAAGTGCAGGGAATGTAACGGCATACCATGTTGTGAGTAAAGTTGAAGCGGCAACAGTAGAAAACGAGATTAAAACCACAACACTGGTTCGTAACAGAAATTGGAGTTCCGAGGATGTGGAAATACTGACCAAAATTGCAATGGCCGAAGCCGAGGGTGAAGGTACAGAGGGGAAAGCCTTTGTTATGATGGTGGTTTTGAACAGGACATGTGCAGAGGGTTTTCCGGATACTGTTTCTGATGTTGTATTCGAAGAAGGACAGTTTGAAACGGTTGAGTATGGTGGGAGGTACTGGAATGCAGTGCCAGACGAAGAATGCCATGAAGCATATCGAATGATCTTGAATGGATGGGATGAAAGTGAAGGAGCGTTATATTTCAATTCCGTAGATTGTGATAGTTGGGCTTCTGAAAATGAAGAATATTTATACACTGTTGGAAATCATCATTTTTACAGATAGGAGGCGCAAGAGATGCTTGAAAAGTGGATTGTCAGACACTGGAAAACGTTGTGTATCGGATGTGTAACGACGGGCATTTTACTCAGGGTACAGTTTGACAATAGAGGATTTTTCTGTATTGGCGGAGAATGGTTTATTATTCCAGCGTTATTAGCGTTAGAATACACAGTCCGGTTAGTGCGAAAGGAGATGGGTGGGTCATGGAAGAATTTCGGGAGATACGTGAAAAACTGGAAAAAGACGGGTACGTATTGACAGACCAGGAATTTGAAAAAATTCTGAAGCATGCAGAAAGAAAGGTAGAAATTATTGGGAAAGATGAATATTCCATTTCATTACTGCTTCCCAGTATGGTAAAAGAATACTTTTTTAGTATATCAACGATTGCGCTTAGTATTTTGCAGGCGGAATCATAAATAAAAAGAGAATAAGAGGAGGACAACACAATGAATGAAATTCAGGCAGTAGATTTTACAAGCCAGCCACAGAATGTACAGACGGTGGCACCGAGAACGTCACAGACAGAAATGATGGTGAGCAGACAGGCTCAGGAAGTGCAGGTTGCTATGTTGGCGGCTAAGAAATTCCCACGTGATCAGGTTGTGGCTTATAACAATATCCTGAGAGCGTGCCAGAGAAAAAAACTGGCCGAAAGTTCCATGTATGAGTATCCGAGAGGAGGAGAAAAAATTGTAGGTCCATCTATCCGATTGGCGGAAGCAATTGCACAGAATTGGGGAAATATAGATTTCGGCTTTATGGAGCTGGACCAGAAACACGGAGTAAGTCAGGTGATGGCTTACGCATGGGATTTAGAGACGAATGCGAGACAGGTAAAATATTTTGCGGTACCGCACATCAGACATACAAGGAAGGGCGATTACCCACTGACCGACCCAAGAGATATTTACGAACTGGTAGCGAATCAGGCAGCAAGAAGAGTGAGAGCCTGTATTCTTGGAATTGTGCCGGGTGACGTTGTGGAGGCTGCTGTTGAACAATGCGCAAAAACACTGAGAGAAGGTTATAAGGAACCACTCGTGGACAGAGTTCGAAAGATGACCAAAGTATTTGAGGATGAATTTTCTGTCACATTACCGATGCTTGAAAAGTTTATTGGATGCAGGAGTGATGCGTTTTCTGAAAATGACTTTGTGAGATTGAAACGTGTGTATGTTTCGCTTCGGGATAACATGGCCAAAAGAGAGGATTATTTTGAAATTGCTCTTCCGGTAAATGAAAACGAGATTTCGGATCCGTTTAGTGGAGGAAATACACCGCAGGAAAAGAAAGAGGGCGTAGCGGATGGAACTAAACCAGAATAATTATTACAGTCCTGAAGCAAACAGGGAATTCTTTTCAGTTTCTCAGTATAAAGGGTTTATGAGTTGCGAGGCAAGAACAATGGCCGAGATTAAGGGAGAATACGAAAGACCAATGACACGAGCATTGCTTGTAGGCAGTTTTGTAGACAGATATTTTGAGGGTACGCTTGATGAGTTCATGAAAGAAAATCCTGCGATATTCACTAGAAAAAATAAACTGAGAGCTGAATTCAAGAGGGCAAATCAGATTATTGAAACGGTAAAAACAGACCCGAAGTTCATGGACGCAATGAGCGGAGAAAAACAAAGGATTTTTACCTTTGAATTATTTGGAGTGAAATGGAAAGCAAAACTGGATAGTTACAATCCTGGAAAAGCCATTACAGATTTGAAAGTTGTGGCGAAGATGTTCCAGCTTCCTCAGTGGAGATATGACATTCAGGGGGGAGTATATCAGAAGGGTGTAGAAATTTGCACTGGAGAAAAACTTCCGTTTTATCTGGCGGTAGTAACCAAAGAAACGGTGATGGACCGTGATATCTGGCAGATACCTCAGAGTACATTAGATTTTGCACTTGGACAGGTAGAACAGAATATCTGGAGGTATATGGCTGTTAAAGCAGGAGAAGAGGAACCACATTATTGCGGAAAGTGTGATTACTGTAAAAGTGTGAAAAAGGCATCCGTAAGGAATTATAACGAATTACTGGAGGGATAAGGGCATGAAACTGATAAAGATTTTGAGTGACAAAGTCCAGATCAGGTCTGATTACAAAGAATTTGATGATGTAAGGATTAACGACCTCATTCTGGTGTCGGATGGCGATGTGGAACTTGTGACAATTGTTAATGCGCTGACGGATATGGATACGGAAGAAGATAAGGACATCGAAGAAAACGACTACATCCTTGAAAACAGCAGCATGAAGGTGTTGGAATGTTCCATCATTGGAATGGTAAAGAACGGATATTTTGAAAAGGCAATCGACAGATATCCGACTATGAAAGTGACAGCACATCGGATCACGCCGATTGAGTTTGCGAAAATGTTAGGAAAATATTCGAATGGATTTCAGTTAGGGGAATATCCGGCATATAAGTTTCCTGCGTATGTGGATGGGAACAAGTTTTTTCAGAGGCATGCGTGTGTGGTAGGAAATACCGGTGCAGGAAAATCGGAAACAGTAGCAAAGATTTTGGAGCAGGTCAGCAGATTACCAGGTGCGAATGTCATTGTGTTTGATATTCACGGGGAATACAGAGATCTTTCATATGCAAGAAATATCTCAATCGGCAGAAACACACCGTTCCCGATATGGATGTTTGGGTTTAACGATATGGTATCAAACATCCTGAAAATCAAAGAAGAGTCGGCAACAGTGGCAATGACGGCACTTCGCAGATGTTATTACAAAGTTTGTCCAAACGGAAAGGAAAACCGCCCGATTAGATTTGATTATGTGGAGTTCGTGAAGCTGATGAAATTTCTGGATGAAGAAATGGTCGGCACCGGTGAGTATTATAAATCTGGTGACAAAGCAGGAATGCAGAAAGTCGTGAAAGGTGATTATAATGGAAAACTGACAAATGTGGTAAATCTGCTTGTTGATAAGATGGCCGACAGTAAATATAGTTTTCTGTTCGAAGATGAACCGCAGGGTTTTTTATATAATTTCATGCACGATGTGTTAAGTGCTGATATGCCAGTGAAAAATATTGACCTGTCATTTATTCCGCATGATGTGGCGATTCCAATTATCGGTGTCATTACAAAATTAGTGTATGAACTGCAGAGAACATTTGATGTGCGATATGTAAAGCCGGTTACATTGGTGTGCGATGAAGCCCATGTATATATCCCGAACGATTTCCAGTTATCTGCTTCGCAGCGGAGAATGGTGGAGATTTTCGAAGATATTGCAAAAGAAGGAAGAAAGTTTGGAACGACATTATTTGTGGCCAGCCAGAGACCTTCGGAACTGAACAGAACTATTATGGCTCAGTGTGCAAATTTCATTGTTGGAAAGATGAACAACGAAAATGATAAGTCTATGATTAAAGGGATGATGCCTGATGGAAGTGAAAATGTGATTGACGAAACCACAATGTTTTCTCCGGGAGATGTATTTGTAATAGGGGATGCAGTTCCTATTCCGTTGAAAATCCATGTAGAACTTGCACAGGAAAGACCACAGTCCAGAACGATTGATTTCTGGGACAGATGGAAAACACCAGAGTTGCCGGATACTACGGAGGCGGTAAGAAGGTACATAACTGGATAACGGAGGGCAGAGTATGGCGAACAAAAGGATGTTCTCAATGTTGATTGTGGATAGTGACGCATTTCTGGATATGCCTGCATCAACACAATGTCTGTATTTTCATCTGAATATGAGAGCGGACGATGATGGATTTGTGGGAAACCCACGCAGGATTATGCGCTCTGTGGGAGGCAGTGAAGATGATTTGAAAATCCTTATCATGAAAAGGTTCATTCTTACTTTTGATGATGGAGTGATCGTGATTAAACATTGGAGGATGCATAACTGTATATCACAGAACCGGTATCATGAAACACAGTATCTGGATGAAAAGAAGATGTTGAAATTGAAAGAGAATAAATCATATTCGCTGACAGATGGTGTTCCGCTGGATGACACAAAAATAATCACTGCTCAGAGTGGTGGAAATCCGGAACTGCCTTGTAGTGACGAGGATGTTCCAGATGAAGTGGCACAGGAAGAAGGGCGAAAAAAATATCCTGCTAGTTTCGAAGATTTCTGGAAGGAATATCCGAGAAAGGTAGATAAAGGAAATGCGTATAAGAAATACCAGGCTCGTGTAAAGAGCGGTTATTCTCCGGAACAATTATTGATAGCTGCCAGAAATTACCGCATGGAATGTGAAAGAGAACATACGCCGGATAAGTATATAAAACACGCCAAGACATTTCTTGGAGATGCAACGCCTTTGGAGGATTACCTTCCCAAAAAAGATGAAACAACAAATACAGCAGGCGGCGAACCTGATTTCTCAAAATACTTGTAGGAGGTGAAAGAGTGGATGTGATGCAATATCTTCCTGTGGAGGAATTAAAGGAAGAAGGACTTCTGAAAGATAATGATTATATGGGTGAAAACGGTTTGTGGCATTGTGGAACGTGTGGAAAACCGAAGCAGAAACGTATAGACAGCGAATTTCTCCACAAGACAGTGTGGTGCATATGTGATTGTAAAGCAAAGGAATTGGCGGAAGAGCGTGCTGCTAAGGAGCACGAAGAAGTGATGCGAGAGATCAGAAATCTGAAAGATGCATCAATGATGGCCGATAAGTTCAAAAAGGCAACATTTGAAAAGTATTATGTACGGGAAGAGAACCGGAAGGCTTTGCAGGTTGCGAAAAAATATGTTGCTGATTTTAAAACGATGCGAACGTATGGACATCCGAAAACCGGCGAAAAGAATGTAGGATTGATTTTCTATGGGCAGGTTGGAACCGGAAAAAGCTATACGGCAGCGTGTATTGCAAATGCACTGATGGAACAGAACATTCCGGTTATCATGACATCATTTGTGAAGATATTGCAGGATATTAACGGAGAGGAAGATGAAGCAAGATACATAAAAATCCTGAATAGTTGTTCTTTGCTGATAATAGATGATCTGGGAGCAGAAAGAAATACGGATTATGCATTGGAAAAAGTGTACAACATCATCGACAGCAGAGTGAGAGCAGACAAGCCGATGATATTGACCACAAATATATCTTTTGATGAGATGATGAGCAATCCGGATATCAGATACCGCAGGATCTACGACAGGATATTGGAACATTGCATTCCCGTAGAAATGCCTGGTAAATCACTCCGAATCATAAGGGCAGCACAAAGACAGAGGGCATTGCAGGATTATTACAACGAATAATAGAAGGTGAGAGAATGGATGCAATACAGAAAGTAGGAGAAGAAATCCGCAGAGTAAGAATGCGGATGAATATGACACAGAAAGAATTGGGCGAGATGATCGGAAAAAGTGAAAGCCAGGTGGGGGCATACGAAACTGCACGTACAACCATTTCGGTAGATGTACTTTTTAAAATTGCCGAGATTGCCAATGTAAATCCGGAAGAACTTCTCGTAGGTCCGCCAGAAAAAAATGGATGGGATGCGGAACTTAGGATTTACAGCCTCGAAGACAGAAAACAGGTCATGCAGATTCTTGCTGTGAATGGTTATGACGTAGGGCAGCATAAGAGGAGCAAAACGCCAACCGGGAAAGCTGTTGATTATTATGTTCATGCAACAGACAGAAAGGAAAATGCGGACACCTCCAAATGAGGAGCACTATGAAATATAAGAGAAAACCTGTAGTCGTGGAAGCATTTCGTTTTACAGCAGATGTAGATATGATAGCTCCGAAATGGTTTCAGGATAATGTGCAAAATGATCTGGTTTTCATAGACAGGGCAATCACGGATGGAGCAGTAAAGGTGTATGGATGCACCTTGTATGCATCACAAGGAAGAATGAAAGCAAAAATCGGTGATTACATTGTGAAGGAACCAAGCGGAGAAATCACAATATGCAATGCGAAAAAGTTCAAGGAGATGTATGAAAGGATGCAGAATGATGGAAGTTAAATTCACCATATGCGGAGAGCCTAAAGGGAAAGGGCGACCGCGTTTTAATACAAAAACAGGACAGGCGATCACTCCGAAAGATACGGTGAATTATGAAACTCTTGTCAGAATGGAATATATGAGCCAGTGCGATAACGTGATGTTTCCGGATGGAAGTATGCTGGATATGAGGATAAAGGCATATTATTCCATCCCAAAGAGTGTATCAAAAAAGAAACAGGCGCAAATGCTGGAAGGGATTATTCGCCCGACCAAAAAACCTGACATGGATAATGTAGTCAAGATTATTGCCGACAGTCTGAATAAGGTTGCATATCGGGATGATACGCAGATTGTAGATTGTCAGTGCAGGAAATTCTATTCCGATAAACCAAGGGTGGAAGTAAGGATTCTGGAAATCGGCAGAACGTAATCTGGGAGGGCTGGTCTATGGATAATAATACCGTGATATGCGGAAATAAAACCTGTCCGAATTATGACGGTCAGGGATGTAATAAAAGTTATATTATATTGAACCATGCTGGAAAATGCGTAAGTTCAGAACAAAGAATGGAGGAAAAAACAGATGCAGAATTGGCAGGAAATCACGTTGGGAAGTGAATCATTCGAGCAGGCGAGAAGCAATTTTGATATGTTGCTGCAGAGGTTGTTTCAGAAAATGGAACAGAATAATTCCGATGAAGGGAAGATTACACTGACCGTAAATATCAAAATGGATACAGATTTTATTCCGGATCCGGATGGAGGAACAGCGAGAAGAATTTCAAAACCGGTACTGAAACATAAAATCAATACAGAAGTTCCGGTGAAAGACAGTTTTGATGGCCAGCGTGACACCGGAATGGAACTTACATACGACGAGGAATTGAAACGCTATGTTCTGAAATATGTTTCTGTAGGAGGACAGAGAAGTATCTTTGACCCTGATTTCAACGACATTATTGATGGCACGGCAAAAGAAGTAAGACCGGAACCGGCAATGATCGGGGAAAATTGCATGCTGGAAGGTCCGGTTACAGAAGCAGCGCAGGAAGGGCAGGACGGCGATTCTGACGTGATTGATGCGGAATATACAGAAGTTATGGACGCGGAAGAAAAGAACGGAGCAGACGGCAATACGGAAGCTACCGAGGATGATGGTTATAGTTACGAGGATTAAAAGATGAGGATGAGAAATCAGTTCAGCACATGCCGCAATTGCGGGAAACAGATTTTGTGGATTGATACAGTTGGAGGGAAGAAAATGCCATGCAATCCACAGTTTGTATATTATAAAGAGCATGCCGGAGGTAAGGACAGAATTGTCCTTCCAAATGGCAAAGTAGTGTCTGGAACAATACAGGACAGACCAGAATATGCAGATGGTCATGGTTACATATCACATTTCGCAACGTGCGAATATGCACAGATGTTTAGGAGGAAGACAAAAAGTGGCAGTAAATAAAGTAAAACCAGAAGAAAAGAAAATGCGACTCAATGATTTTGCAAAGGATGTTCACCAGGTGGCGGTAGATCATGGATGGTGGGAAACAGAACCTTCCTTTCCGGAAATCATTGCATTGTGCCATAGTGAATTATCTGAAGCATTGGAAGAATACAGAAAGGGCAAGGAACCGCAGGAAATATATAATGACCCTGTGAAAGATGTTCCTCACGGAATACCGGTAGAACTTGCAGATGTTATTCTGAGGATTTTGGATTATTGTGCTCATGTTGGTATTGATATCGAGACATGCCTGGAAAAGAAGAATAATTTTAACCGTAATAGACCATATAAACACGGTGGAAAAGTAATTTAAAAAAAGTAAGCCCCTGCTGAATAATCTCAGACAAGGACTCACGGAAACAACTGGTAATCCGATTATATATCGGACGTGAAGAAAATGTCAAATGATTGTTTAGGAGGGGCTGGCTTAATGACTGCGAAAGATTATTTGGAGCAGGTGAAACAGAAAGATGCGAGGATAAGAAACCTCCGCAGGGATAAGGCGAGCATAGAAGATATGCTGTATTCCTTCGGGCTTAGCAGAGCCAGCGGGGGTGATAGGGTACAGACCAGCAAAAAGCAGGATAAGATAGGGGAACTGTATGGAAGGCTGGATGAGATCGAGAGAAAAATCGACACACAGATTGGAGAACTATTGCAGTTCAAGATGAAAGTGTCAGGGGAAATCAATGAATTAAAGAACGGTAAGCACATGGCGATATTAAACTGTAGGTATATACATTTTATGTCGTGGGAGAAAATCGCAGAAACAGCATTTGAACATCCGTATACAGTGAGACATATACAGAAATTGAACGGATATGCACTGCTGGAATTTGAGGAAGAACACAAAACGATGCTTGCCGAGGAGGAATAAGATGCAGAAAAATGATAGGTATTATGAATTATTAAGACAGCAGGCAGACGAAGTAGATTATGAACTGCTGAGAAGACAGGCAGAAGATGAGAGAAGGAGTGCAGTTCAAGCTAAAGAAAATCCTTTATCCAGGTTCAGTACAAGCGAATTGAAAGCAGAACTGAGGCGTAGGAAAACAAGACAGTTCATAAAATGACATGAAATGCCGCATTATTTCATATTTGTTCGCAGAATGTCCTAAAATGCCGCAAAAAACACATTGAATGACATGGTTGCCCTGTGATATGGTGTATCATGCAAACAGGCGTAAGCGAAACATGCCCTCGCAGAAACCTGTTGCCGGCTGTGTTGTGCCGATTCTTTTCTCATCTGCCCCTGCCTATGGCGGGCAGGGGAACGAAAAAGAGGAAACAGCAAAATGAATATTGTGAACGAAGACTGCACGTAGAAGGTGTGGTCTTTTTTATTTATTTTAAAAATGAGAGGAGAACGGCGGCATGGAAGGAATGGAATTGAAAGTTGAATATCTGGATATAGGGTTGCTGAATCCGTATGAAGGAAATGCGAAAGAACATCCAGAAGAACAAGTTGAACAGATTATGGCATCCATTAAAGAATTTGGGATGCTGGACCCGGTAGGCATCTGGGGAGAAGAGAACACCATCGTTGAAGGGCATGGGCGTGTGATGGCGTGCGAAAGACTTGGAATGGATAAAGTACCGGTAATCCGTTTGGATAAGCTGACGGATGAACAGAGAAGAGTTTATGCACTGGCACATAACCAGACCACACTCACAAGTGGATGGGACCAGGAAAAATTGGATGCTGAGTTGAACAGTATTTTCGGTATCAGCATGGATTTGTTCGGTTTTGTAAATGAAGCGATTCCGGATCCGGTTGAGGAAGAGAACCGTTATACGATGGAAACCAGAATTCCACAGTATCAGATCACAGGAGAATGCCCGGATATTCAGGATATGTATGATACGGTGAAGAAAAATGAATTGATTGCAGAAATTCAGGAAACAGAAGACATCACTGAGGAAGAAAGGGCTTTCCTTTTAGAAGCCGCAGGAAGACACAGTGTTTTCAATTATCGGAATATTGCTGAATACTATGCCCACGCAACACCGACAATGCAGAGGTTGATGGAAAAGTCGGCGCTTGTCATTATTGATTTTAATGATGCAATAGCAAATGGGTACGCCACACTTCATGCAGAAGTGCTCGGCATTATGGAGGACGAAGATGCGGAGTGATTTTGCCGTGTTCATCATCACACATAAAAGGCCAAATAATCAGCTCACCTACCAGACACTGGTTCAGGGGGGGGTATACTGGGAAAATATATTT